ATGGATCCAGCAAACTATGCTGGAGTCTACAACGATTCTTTCTTGAAAAAGTACTTCACTTCTTTAGTTAAGAAGCAGTGGGGTCAGAACTTAATCAAGTTCCAAGGAGTCAAACTCCCTGGAGGCGTAGAACTCAACGGTAGACAAATTTATGAAGATGCTGTGATGGAATTACAGCGCATTGAAGACAGAATGATGTCAACATACGAAACTCCTCCTCTTGATCTTATTGGGTAATGGCTTTAAATCCTTTCTTTCTCCAAGGATCTCCGAATGAGCAGAATCTCATTCAGCAGCTTATTGACGAGCACCTAAGAATGTTCGGTGTGGATGTATATTACATCCCAAGAAAATTAATTGTTACTGACGATGTGCTTGGAGAAGTACAATCGTCTAAGTTTACAGATGCATATATTTTAGAAGCATATCTGAACAACTACGAAGGATATGCAAAAGGTAGTGATATCATGAGCAAGTTTGGCATCAACTTGCAAAATGAAATTACACTGACTGTTTCTAGAGAAAGATACGAAGACTTCATTGCTCCGTTTGTGGTATCTCATGATGCCAGAAATGCTGGAACTGATATCCTCTTTGGCGAGAGACCGAAAGAAGGAGATCTAATCTATTTTCCACTAGGAGAAAGATTATTTGAAATCAAGCATGTAGAACACGAAAATCCGTTCTATCAACTTGGAAAGAATTATATTTACGAATTACAGTGCGAACTCTTCCGCTACGAAGACGAGTATGTCGATACAAATGTAGACTTTATCGACGAAAGAATTACAACAGAGGGAGAAGTTACGACAGTTGTTCTTGCTGGCATTGGATCCACTGCTCTAGCAGTTGTTGACTCTTTTGCTAGTCAAGGTGCCTTACAACAAATTTTCCTGAACGACGATGGATATGGTTTTACTTCCGCACCCACTGTCACTATCTCCCCGTCTCCTGCTGGTGTTACTTCATCCCTTGCCGCCGCCGTTGCATTCACCACGGAAACATCAGGTCTCTATTCTATTGATCAAGTCGTACTAACGAATCCTGGATTTGCATACACTTTACCACCAGCAATTAGTTTTGGTGGTCCTGGTGCTGGTGCAGCTGCCACTGCTTCCTTGACAAATAGTGGTATTACATCCATTCGTATTACTGACCTCGGAACAAACTATGTTTCTCCTCCGATTATCACGATTCAACATCCTGCTGATGTTGGGATTGGCACGACTGGTGCTGTAGTTGGAGTAAAAGCAGGTCAAGTGCAAGCTACTGCTGTTGCAACTCTAAATGGAGATAGACTTAACAGAATCTATGTTACTAATGCTGGTGCTGGATATGAAGCCACACCGACTATCACCATTGGAAGTCCTCTTTCTCTCGGCGTAGGTACATATTTCTTCAACGAAAGAGTCGTTGGATCTCTTTCTGGAACAGAAGGATATGTCAAGATATTCAATGAAAATGAAAGAAAGTTAGAAATTGCAATAAATAATGGAGTATTCACTCCTGGCGAATTCATTACTGGAACTGCATCTTCTGCAAGATACCAAGTATTATCGCACACTGGAATCGATACAGCAAGTCCATATACTCTTAATGATGAAATAGAGACTGCCGCTGACGACATTCTTGATTTCACAGAGAGAAATCCATTCGGTAACTTCTGATGTTAGGAACATATTTTTATCACGAGATTCTTCGAAAAACTGTTGTTGCCTTTGGTACTCTGTTTAACGATGTTCATATTCAGAAAGAAAACAAATCTGGTGCTACAATTAGTGACCTAAAAGTTCCCCTAGCATATGGTCCAAGATCTAAGTTTCTTGCAAAGTTAGAGCAGCAACAGGATCTTAACAAACCAACTGCAATTTCTCTTCCGAGAATGTCTTTCGAGATGAGTTCTTTATCCTATGATGGATCCAGAAAAACCTCGATCACAAAAACATTCAAAGCAGTTGACGGTGGAGGAAATGTAAAGAAGGTATTTCTTCCCGTTCCCTACAATGTTGGATTTCAACTCAACATCATGACAAAGTTGAATGATGATGCTTTGCAGATTGTTGAGCAGATTCTTCCATTCTTCCAACCGTCTTTCAATGTTACCATTGATTTAATTGATAGTATTGGAGAAAAGAGAGATATTCCTATTGTTCTGGAAAACATTTCATTTACTGATGAGTATGAAGGTGACTTTTCTACAAGAAGAGTTCTAACATATACTCTCAACTTTACTGCAAAGACTTACCTGTTTGGTCCTATTGCAGAAAGCACCGACGGTCTCATCCGTAAGGTCCAAGTCGATTACTATGCAGACACTGATATCCAGACTGCTAAGAGAGAAGTCAGATACACTGCTGTACCTGATCCAATCGATGCAGAACCTGGAGACGATTTTGGATTCTCCGAAACCTTCACTGACTTTAGTGATGGTAAGGTTTATAGTCCCACTAGACGGGAGGATGTATGAAGAATGATTTCGATAAAATAGACGAAGCGTTAAACACTACAAGTGAAATTGTAGATGTAACTCCCGTTAAGAAAGAAAAAGAAAAACCAGATCGTCTAACAAAAGATGATGTGGAGAAGGATTATGAATACACCAGGGCAAATCTATACTCTTTGATTGAAAAGGGTCAAGAAGCTTTGAACGGTATTATGGAGTTGGCGGAAGAATCTCAATCTCCTAGAGCATATGAAGTTGCTGGTCAATTGCTTAAGAGTGTTGCTGATACAACAGATAAGTTTTTGAAACTTCAGAAAGATTTGAAGGAAGTCAATGAAGAGAGTAAAGGTCCAACAAATGTAACTAATAATGCAATGTTCGTTGGCAGTACAGCAGAGTTGCAGAAAATGCTTAAACAGATGTCTAAAAATAAATAGAAGAGCCTTACTCTCTACACATGCTCAATAAACCAAAAGCACAAGTAGAAGAGAAAGACGACCAGCATGAAGATAAAAGTGAAGTCCTTGGTAATTTAGTGAAAGTAGTTGTACTTATTTGGTCTGCTTCTCTCCTCACATTCTCATATGTTCGACTTCCTGATGGTAAGAAGATCCTAGATTTTGACCCAACTTTTATCGCATCTGTATTTTCTGGATCGCTAGCTGCCTTCGGACTTTCTCCCGCTAAGAGTGGCGGCGGCGGTAAAGTGGTAGCAAAGAAAGAACCAGAAGTTGTCTCTGCAATTGAACCCAAGAAAGAAGGTCAAGATAAATAATAGTAAATGTCACAGTACATTATAGATATGTCGTACTCTTATTCTGATATCTCCAATTTCGTGTCGGAGGCAAAGAAAAAGAAAACATTAACCACTGGAGATTGCGATGCTCCTGCAGTGGATGATTCTGATGTGAAAATTACTGAGGAAAAAAAGAAAGGTCTCTGGGATAATATTCATGCCAAGCGTAAGCGTGGTGAGAAACCCGCTAAACCTGGAGATGAGGATTATCCCAAGACTCTTGATATCGACGAAGCTGCTCCAATGGTTGCAGCTATTGGTCGCCAATTGCTTGCTAAAGCAGCAGTTGATAAAATCAAAAAGATGAAGGAAAAGAAAGAAAAGGAAGAAGAAAAAGAGGAAGAAGAAGTTTCTGAAAGTGCTGCCTGGACTCGCAAAGAGGGTAAGAATAAAGCAGGTGGTCTCAATGAAAAGGGACGCAAGTCCTATGAAGCAGAAAACCCTGGTAGCGATCTCAAAGCACCTTCCAAAGAAAAAGGTAATAAGCGTCGTGCATCATTCTGTGCAAGGATGAAAGGCATGAAGAAGAAACTTACTTCTGCCAAAACTGCTAGCGATCCTGATAGCAGAATCAACAAATCTCTTAGAGCGTGGGACTGCTGATATGAAATCTTTCAAACAATTTTTATCCGAAAGCGTCAATATCTCTGGCGACTTTAACGGCAATCTATACATGAATGCTCAACAACCACAAGAGGTTGGAGAGTCTTTCATGGCAGATGTAATCTATCAGGGTAGCATTCATAGAATCACTATGAAGACTCAGAATGGTATCCCTACCCGAGAGGAACTGGGTGAGCACTTACAAGCAGAGATGCCTGGTGCAATTGTTCAAACCGTTTATGGTATTGATGCATCTAACAGTCCCTATAAAATTACAGACTCTAAAAGATATCATCCTGCAAAATTAGATTGGGTTTAATTCATGGCTCAGTGGAATAAGAATACACAAGACTTTCTAAACCAAGAGAGAAGTCTCTTTGAGGTTTATAATATCGCAGATCACTGGGGAAACCAGACAGACTGGAGACCTCAGTTTTCTGACAATAACAGACTAAAGGTTGCTCCTTTCCAAACAGTTTTCTTCAATACTTTCCAGTATGGTAAGGAGACTGATGTTTGGGATGAGAGTTTAGTTGGTGTTGCAACTGCTACTCATAATGCCAATTCCAGTAATGTGGTTATGGAAGTTGGATCTACTGCTGGTAGTAAGGTTGTCAGGCAGACGAAGAATGTAATGAGATACATTCCTGGTAGACCAGCAACTCTTGCATTTTCAGTTCGTCTAGAAGCACCACAAGTCGGTATTCGCAGAAGATTTGGATTGTTTGATGAAAATGATGGTGCTTACTTTGAGGATGATGGGGGAACATATTCGTATGTAATTCGCAGTAGCACATCAGGTATTACTACTGAAAGAAGAGTAACCAGAGAAGAGTGGAATGGTGAAAAGTTTGATGGTAATGGATACACTGGTGTAACTGCTGATCCTACAAAACAGCAGATGATTTCCATTAACTATGAATGGTATGGTGCAGGTGGTGTAACATTTAATTGGTTAATGAAAAATGAGACTATTATTAGCCATGAATTTGAGAATTCAAATGTTCGGGATAATGTTTGGTGTAGAAGTCCATTCCTTCCAATTCGTATGGAGATTGAGAATGTAACTGGTGTTGCTGGTACCCATTATCTTTATCAGGGATCTAACTCTCTGATCCAAGAAGGTGAACCAGAAAAACTTGGCACTTTGTTGAGTATCTCAAATCCCATTACAGGGACAACGATGCTCACTGCGAATGTATTCTATCCAATCATTAGTTTGCGTCTTAAAGCAGATGAACTTCAGGCAGTTATGTTACTGAGATCTCTACAGGCAGTAACGAACGATAACACGAATGTTTATTGGAGACTTTTGGAAAACGCAACTTTGACTGGTGCGAGTTGGACAGATCATCCAGATCCAAACTCCTTTATGCAATATGATACTACAGCAACAGCAGTCACTGGAGGAACAACACTCCTCTCAGGATTTACGATTGCTGGCGGTGCCTCTTTAGTGGATATTGATAGTAAAGCGACATTGCAACTTGGAAGATCTGGTATTGGTACAATCAGTGATTCTTATACTCTTGCTTGTGCAAGTCCTAATACTAACAAAGCAGCACTTGCGGTTCTTAACTGGATTGAACAGAGATAATTAAAACTTTATTAAAGTATAAAGAAAACCTTTTATTTAGCATAACTTCATACTATTTTCAACACATGTAACATATTGTTACATGACATATCTCTAAATATCTGTATAATAGTATCAGAGTGATACTTCACATGTACGGTGCCTATCTAGTCCTCGTCTTTGTTCTCATCCTCTTTGCCGTTGGCGGGGTTGAAGCAACGATGAGGTTTTTTGCTTATGTAGATTTGGAAATTCGCTATGCTTGGATTAGGTTCCGTATGGAATTGATGCGTAGAAAACTACATCGTCAACTCTCGAAGGATACCGCAAACATTGAGAAAATGCTACAGGAGTTAAAGAAATGACCGAAAGGCCAGAATTTAATGATGAAAAAGAATACTCTGACTTAAGTATGACAAGAGTCGAGTGTCCAAAATGCGGTGCTACCTGGATTAATGGACAGCACTATTGGTCTGGTACAGGAAAACTCGGCAACGAATTAGATCTTGCAGGTCTCGTCTGCAATAAATTAGGGAGTTTTCAGTGCGTTAATCCTAAGAGAGGGCAAGACGGTGGAGATACTTGGGCAAAGCGTCTAGAAGTTATTGACAAAGACTTCAAAGAAGACAAAAAAAGAATGGAAGATTTTTATAGAGAAGATGGATAATTATACAACTAAAGAAGAAGTTCAGGAGATGATTGATGCAGCAATACGACGACACAACCGTAATGCTTCTATCATTAGCATGTGCGTTGGTTGGGTGGTTCTTGCTTTATTTGCTGAGGGACTTTTAAGACTTATCGGAGTTATTCCTCCATTGTTGCCATGGATGAGCATTACATTGAATTAGTAGGTATAATACTACTATTAACTTTTGCCTTTACAATGTTTTATCAAGGTACGATGATCATAAAAGGTCACCGTGGTTATAAACACTGTGAAAGAGAAAAGCAAAAGATGGACAATGCCCGCAAACAAGTAGAAGATTTGTTCAAAGACAAATGAACGAGGAAGAAATTGTTTTTACAGAGAGAGACGAAGAACTTCTGCGACAAGCCATGAGGTTTCTAAAACACCGAGAACTACTAAAAGAACCATTCGACGGATACTGGGAGGATGATGATGACATCTAAAACTTTTGTTTTAATCGCTTGTTTTTTTCCACTTGCAATCATCTACATAGTAATGAAATTATCTGTATGGATTGCTGCTGTTAATTCAGAAACTGAGTATGTCAGAGAAGAATCCAAACTACCACACGGACCCTATGTGGCAAATGCATATGCAGATGTTGACGAAGAGGATGAGGAGTATGGAGATCGCACAGATTATCGATGATGCTCTATTTGAATATTATTCTGAAAAGGGACTGGAGGTTCCGCAATGGAAAAGGAACAGAGACCCCCAATGGTGGATCGATTACTTAAGGGAACTTGGGATAGACTAATAATGGAACATTTATTAGGAAAAGCACTTGCAATTATTGCAATTCCATTTGTGCTGACTACACTCTATTTCGGTTCAAAGAAGGGACACTACTATGAATCCGATGATTATAAAGGAAATGGCACCGCTCACTAGACAGCGGTTTCATTTTGCAGCATCTTCATTCTCAAGAATATATGGAGTACCCAAGGTCACTGAAAAGATGCTTGGGTTTTGTGTTGAATGGGCAACACAGGAGGAAACAGCACCTCTAGATTGTTTATATAATGTAGACATATATTTTAGAGAAAAATGGGACCAATCGCAAGGTGGGTGATGGAAAATCCAATAACCCTAGGGGCACTTGGATATGCCTTGATTGTTGTACCAATAATGGGTATTTGGGCAATCCATAAATACAAGTGGGAACACTGGGAACCATTTAGTAAAAGGCATGATTGATACACAGTCTCCTGTATGGAGTGTGATTATTCTCCTGTGTTGTGGATTAGTTTTTACTGGATGGTGTGTTTACACTATTCTTAAAATTTCGTGGGATGAAATGAAGGAGTGATATGCCTGAAGACATTTATCTTGGTAATCCTAATCTAAAGAAAGCAAATACTGCTGTAGAATTTTCTCAGGAAGATATTCAAGAGTATTTGCTATGTAAGGATGATCCAGTATACTTTGCCAGAAACTATGTAAAGATCGTTTCTTTGGACGAAGGTCTGGTTGGATTCGATATGTACGACTTCCAAGAGAAGTTGATTCGGAACTTCCACGAGAAGAGATTTAATATCTGTAAGATGCCACGGCAGACTGGTAAGTCTACTACTTGCGTGGCATTTCTCCTACATTATATCGTCTTTAATGATAGTGTCAATGTTGGCATCCTTGCTAACAAAGCAGCGACTGCTAGAGAATTGTTGGGAAGGTTAGCAACTGCGTATGAGAACTTGCCAAAATGGATGCAACAGGGTATTATATCCTGGAATAAAGGTTCTATCGAGTTAGAGAATGGCAGTAAGATATTGGCAGCTTCTACATCTGCGTCTGCTGTCCGAGGTATGTCGTTTAACATCATCTTCCTCGATGAGTTTGCGTTCGTTCCAAACCATATTGCAGAGCAATTCTTTAGTTCTGTTTATCCTACTATTACTTCTGGTAAAACAACAAAAGTAATCATGGTTTCAACGCCTCACGGCATGAACCATTTCTACAGGTATTGGCACGATGCTCAGAGGGGAAAGAACGAATATACAGCAACAGAGGTTCACTGGTCTGAGGTCCCTGGTAGGGATGCAGCATGGAAGGCACAGACCATTGCTAACACATCTGAGCAGCAGTTCAAGGTTGAGTTCGAGTGCGAATTCCTTGGATCTGTTGACACACTGATTAGTGTATCTAAATTAAGAAATCTTGTTTTTGAGGATCCAATACAAAACAATGGAAAGGGACTCGTGGTATACACAGAGCCAGAAGGATCGTGATTATA